GAAGATGTAAATGTGAGCATTGTCAGCAAAACAGGGTTTCCTGAACTTATAAGTAAGAAAAAAAGGAAATAAAGGAATGGGTGTAGAAATAGTCAGCAACTGGACTTGCGAGATGTGCAGATGGAATGTAAATGGTTATGGGGAGAAATTAGCAAATAAGTGGCGTATTCATCCTTATTGCTACCGAAATGGTTGTCAGTTTGAGCCGAAAACTTTCAACCAAACTTACAGACGCGGAGCGAGAATGGACGAGGTGACGGAATGAGCGAAACAACAGAATTAAAATCCTGTCCATTCTGCGGTGGTGAAGCGTATTTTGTCGGTGGTGAGGACGATTATCGCATTATTTGCGGTGGGTGTGACATTGAGTTTTCTCCGTGGGGGGATAATCCTTATTGGAGCAAAGAATACACCGCTTCAAAATGGAACAGGCGAGAAGCGGGTAAAAAGATGTGTGCTACCCTGCCAATGAACCAATACAAGAGAAGGGACGGAGTGACGGAATGATTTACTACGATGCTAAAGAAGCGGTAAAAGAAATGCGGAAGCACGGCTTTGACATAGTGCGGTGCGAGGATTGCAAGTATAGCAGATCATATGGTGACAGGCTCTATTGCCACAATTGGGAAGCCTATATGAAAAGCGGTTTCTTCTGCGGCAATGGTATCCACATTGAGAAAACCGCTTGCTATGAGTGCAAGGTCGCAGAAGAGTGCAACCTTGAGGATGACGATAGTCCGTGTAGGGAGTGTGCGGCGGTATGAGCAGGTATATAGATCTGGATGCGGCTATTCAACGTGTTTCGGAGATAGATCTGGCCGGTGTCCGCAATAATCTTGTTTGTGAGCAAAATGTGGAGATAATTGTGGATTGGCTGAAGAGCTTGCCTGTTGTTGATATAGCTATGGAGGAACCGGATGCGGCTGAACTATGATAAGAGGCTTGCGCCATGTCCGATTTGCGGATCGAGAGCTTCCGTTGGGCGCAGCATAGTGGATGGGTTTGACTTTGGTTGGGATGCCGGCTGTCCGTTTTTTTCGTTGTATGATGGGCGGCATGGCATAACGGAGCATATGGATTTTATGTTTTGGCCGACAGTGCATGGCTGTAATACGAAGGAGGATGCGATTCTGGCGTGGAACGAAAAGGCGAAGATGATAGACGAATACCGGAGCGGGGCGCACGGGATGTTAAAGAGGTAAATAGTGCCGCGCACCCGGGTTGTCCGCTGATCGACGCTGAGGATGACCGCAGGTGTAGCGCCAGCCGGAAGTTATGTGATATGACGTCAAAGAATGTGTGCCGGGCGGCGAGAAAGGCCTATTTGTGTGGCTATTCAGATTGCATTATTAAAGCCAGGGATGAGTTCGGGATGTTGCTTAGTATGGCCTATCTTGAGCCGAAAGAAAGAAATGGGAGACTGTCATAGTGGAGGGTAATGATGACGAAGGCCGAGAATAAGACTGATATTGCGATTGAACTCGGTGGCGGATATTATTTGGTTTATGATACGCTCCACCCGAACTACTATGTTCAGAAAGAGTATACGAATCCGAAGAGTGGGATCAGGTATATGAAGCGGTTGAGCGGGTATGATCACAGCATCATTGACGCTATTGACAGCTGCCTTGAACATAGGATTCCGGAGGCGTCGGCAAAGACGCTGAAGGAGATGAAAAAGGAGATTCAGGATATGAAGCGCGATCTGAAAAGGTGGAAGGTTAGCCTTGGCGTGAAGTAAATATATGAAAATATTCATGTAAATGGTGCCGTAACCTTTTGTGGTAGCTGCGTTGGCTGGAGGTTCAAATCCTCCCTCCGCAACCACGATCAAATAGGACGGCCATATCGACCGTCCTGTTTTTGTTGAAATTTCAACGTTTGTGGGATTGCTTCGTTTGCTGGTTATGCAACGGCTGTTGAATAAAGATGTGTTAGAGGGGCGTTTTCACGGGAATCATGAAAATCGTCATGAAAATTATGCTGGTGGATCGGTGTTGGTTTTGTTGATGATTTTGGTGAAGTAGTCGTTGATGTCGCGGTCTGCCTCAAGTCGTTCGGAGTCAAATGCGTGGTCGTAAACCGTTTCCATGATGTGATTTGATTTCCAGCCGCCACGATCACGGCGGCAGCGGTCGCGGATTTTGAGCATTCCCATTATAGATGCGTTTAGGTGGCGCAGCTGGTGGAATGTCAGATCAAGGTTGTTTTTTGCCATGATGCGCTTAAACCGCATGTATATGGCGTGGGCGCTTTCTTTGATGAGCCAATCGTCGCAGCCGGTGCGAAGGTATTCCAGGTAACCGGGGTCTTTGTTGAGAAGCTGTTGTATATAGTCTGGGATGTCGAGTTTGCGGTTTCTGGTGTCGACCTTTGCGATGTCCTTGATGATGTCTCCCTCGTGGGACATATGGACGCGGACTCGCTCGATGAAGATTCTTCCGTTTCGGATGCTGGAGTATCTGATTCCGCGGAGCTCTGACATAGAGAATGATAGCCAGATGGACAGCATGCAGGGGAGTTCGATGCTGGTGTTTATGACGGCGGAGATGACCGTTTCCGGTTCGGGGAAATCCTTGATGTTGCGGACTCGCTTCGGAAGGGTAACGTGAAATTGTTTATGGCAGATTTTGTTTAGCGCTGCGGAGACGAGTCCCCATTCCTCATGGACGGTCTTTGGCTTGACCGGCTGTCCGTATCGATTTAGTCGCTTGCATTCTTGGTTGATGATCCGTTGTGCGGAGATATCTGTTAGGCTGTTTACCGGAAGATCCCAGAAGTCTGGAAATGCGTGGGTGCGCATTCGTCTGTAGCATTGGATCGTTGTGGCGGCCAGTGTTGGTTCGCTGAGGTCGATATACATGTCAACGGTTTCGCCTATGGTAAGTTCCTTGGCCCGATCTTTGTGGCGGTTTTTTCGGAAGTCCAGGGCGAGCTGTTCGCACTCGTCGCGCGTATTTGCGGTTATGCTTTTGTATATTTGTTTGCCGGACTCGTCGATATGGTCATAGACGCGCATATGCCATTTGCCGGACTTTGTTTTCTTGGGGGTGGCCATAGCTTGAGGGGGTGCGTGGGTTAGACTTTGATGGAGTCGTCATATTTATGGAGGATTGATCTGATGGCTCGTTTATCGTCGTCTGCAGCGCCCTTGTATGCGGCGGTTATGGCGCGGATTTCGCGATCATCTATCCGGACGTCTCCTGAAAGGAGATAGTCGAATGGGACGTGCAGCTCGTTTGCGATCCGGACCAGTGTGGATATTTTTATGTCATGCCGGCGGCCGTTGATGATGTGGGAAATTTGGGAGTCGGTTAGGTTTGCCCGGTCGGCGAGCTGTGTCTGAGTCATTCCTCTCATTACGAGGGCGTCGCGGATACGATCCCCGATGTTTGTTACGGCGTCGCTTTTCTGTTTCATGGTGGGTCTCCTTATATGATGGATAGTGGGTTATCTTACAGTTTAATATTTACTTGGCAAAAATGCAACTTCTGTTAAAAAAATTAACTTTAGCATATTGCATTTTTATAACAAAGTATATATAATTAACTTAGGTATAAACTGAGAAAGGAGTTTATGTATGGTTAGTACGAGTGAGATTCGTGTTGGTCGGGCAAGACTCGGCTATACACAACGAGAGATGGCGGACCTGATCGGGATCAAGACGGTTGCCGCTTATTCTAAAAAGGAACGTGGGATCACGCAGTTTAAGGCTGAGGAGTGGTCTCGTTTGGTTGATCTGTTCGGATGGTCCTCGGAGGAGGCGGATCTTGTTCTGCATGGTCGTAACTTGCCGAAAAGTTAAATGTTTTTCTGCCCGGTAAATTTTACGTATTTAGTTTATCAGAAGAGGTTGGTGTAAAAAATGGGGCGTAGAGCCACGAAAGCTGCAAGGAATGTTTGGTATGAGGCGAGAATAAATGCCGCAAAGTACGACGGCAGGCTTAATAGCCGCGAGGGCGCGGCGGAGCTGCTGGGGATGTCGGTTTCTTCTGTCGCTGATGCTGAGCTTGGTCTTACGAAGGTGATGCCTGTTGACAAGGCAGTGCTTATGGCGGACCTGTATAATGCGCCTCAGCTTTTGAACCACTTCTGTTTGAAGGAGTGTCCGATTGGATGCAGACAGTCGATATCGGATGAAGTGAATTCAATCGAGCATGTTACGTTGAATTTGTTGAAGCAGCTTCGTCCCGACGACTTATCCGAGCTGAAGGGAAGCCTTGTGAATATTGCTGCGGATGGTCGGGTTTTGGACAGCGAGCGGGAAGAACTGAGCAGGGCGGTTATGTATCTTGATGGATTAGCGAAGACTATCAGTGAACTGAAGACGATTTGTTCGATGATTAATGGGAAGGATTTGAAGGATGGTTGATGTGTTAAAGGTGTCCGCTTGTCTGGCTGTTGTCCTGTCGGTTACGTTTAGTAACCTCGGTATTCAGCCGTACATCATCCCTGATGAAGAGGTTGAGACAGTGGACTTAACTGAGGCAAAGCCGGAACCGGTACACGAAGGGGCTGAGGAGGAACCGGAAGAGTTTCCTGTTACGTATCTTTCGGAAAAGGTGCCGCTCGACGTGAATACGCAGTTTTGTCTGAATACGTGGTGTGATCAGTATGGTGTTTCGTATACGCTGGCGCTTGCGATAATCCAGGCAGAGAGCGGTTTTAACCCGAATGCGGTCAGTAAGAATGGTAAGTGTTTCTCGTATATGCAGATAAATGTCTGCAATGAGGCTTGGTTGAAGAGAGATCTCGGGATCGGCAGCGTAAAGAATCCGCTGGATAATCTTAGGGCCGGCGTGTATATGATCGGCGGGTATATCCGTAAGTATGAGGATCTGAGTATGGCGCTGATGGCATATAACTGCGGAGAGGGCGGCGCGAAGGCGAAGTTCAACCAGGGGATATATGAAACCAGCTATACCCGGAAGATTCTTGGGTATAAGGCTGAGTGGGATAAGGAACTTGGGAAGGTGGACTGGTGATGGCTATTTGCGGAATTACCCTTGATGAGGGGCTTACCTTTGAAGAAAAGGAGCATATTTATAGGTTGAATGGTGTCATCATTCCGTCGGTCACCACGATTATGCAGCCGCTTTCTGGAAAGGTGTATGGTGGGGTTGACCCTGTAAAAATGCGGGCCGCGGCGTCTCGTGGCACGGTCATCCACGATGCTATTGAGGTATACAACAAATATAACATCAGGGACATTCCGTCTGAATATGAGCCGTTTTTACAGGCTTATGTTGACTGGAAGGACGAGCATACTGTGACGGTCCTTGGTTCCGAGATCAGGACCTATCATAAGTCGGAGCTTTACGCCGGAACGGTGGACTCGCTGTGCCGAGTGGATGGCAAGTTATATCTGCTTGACTTTAAGGCCGTTGCGATGATAGATGAGCGGCATCAGAGAATGTATGGTGTGCAGCTTGAGGCATATTCGCAGGCGCTCCGGTCGCATGGACTGGCCATTGAGGGGAAGCGTATATTGCACCTTAAGAAGGATGGCACGTGGACGGAGTATGAGTATCCTGTCAGGGATCTTGCAAGTCTTAATATCTTTAGGGCATGCAGACAAATATATAACTTTTAAAGGAAGGAAGAGTGGAGGCAAAAATGGACAATGCAGTGATTTTGGATGAGCTTGAGGATGCTGCGCAGGGCGATAGTCTTGTTGGTGACGTTGGGCTAATCGAAGCGAAGGCGAATGTTGCGGTAGTTCAGGATCAGGAGTCGCTTGATCGTGCGATGGATCTGCTTAAGCAGGTGAAGGGCATGGCGAAAAGAGTGGATGAGTTTTTCGGGCCGTTTGAGGCTGCGGCGAAAAAAACCCTGGATGAGATCCGCGGCAGGAAAAAGGTATTAAAGAGTCCGCTGCAGGCGGCTGAAACGGTAATCAAGGGGAAGATCGGCGACTATCAGATTGAATTGGACCGGCAGCGGAAGCGTTTGGAAGAGGAAGCACAGCGTGCTGCTGCGGCGGCGGCCGAAAGAAGTATGGATGAAGCCGTTGCTGCAGAAGAAAGCGGTGATCTTGGTGCTGCTGAATATGCCCTTGTTGAGGCGGAGATGGCAGAGGATGCCGCTCTTCATATGACGGTGGAGGGTGTAAAGGCGAAGTCAAGTGGGCTTACTTTGTCGAAAGACTATGAGATCGTGAGTATCGATGAAAGTAAACTGCCGTTATATGTAGATGGCGTTCAGATGTGGAAGACCCCTTGGGAGGCGAACATAAAGCGTTTGATCAAAATGAAGAATGGAAACGTGGAGATTCCCGGGGTTGTTTTTAAGGAAACTTATTCAAGTAGGGTAAGAATTTAGGAGGCAAAGCATGAACAAAGAGTTGATGAAGGTCGAGTATGAGTCCTTTTCTGGGATCACGGTGAAGCTTGATGCGGACACGGTGAGGAATACTCTGACTCGTGGCAATGGAAAGATTACGGATCAGGAAGTGGCGATGTTTCTGAGAACCTGCCAGGCGAAGAAGCTCGATCCGTTGGAGCAGGGCGAGACGTATCTTATCAAGTATGACGACAAGATGCCGGCGAATATGGTTGTCGGATACCATGCCTATGTAAGAAGGGCGGAAAGATTTCCTGACTATCGCGGATATAAGGCCGGTGTTGTGGTTCTTCGGAACAATGAGCTGTTTTACAAAGAGGGCGCTGCCGTATATGGGCAGATCGGTGAGGAGCTGATCGGCGGCTGGTGTAGGGTGTTCCGCGAGATGCCGAATGGAAGCATTCAGGAGTTTTATCAGGAGGTTTCGCTTGACGAATACAGCACGGGGAAGAGCAACTGGAATGCAAAGCCCGGTACGATGATCCGTAAGTGTGCTGTTGCGCAGGCGTTTAGATCTGCATTTCCGAATGAATATGAGGGCCTGTATACTCCTGAAGAAATGGTGGCGAGCGGTGCCATCCCACCCGTGGATGAGAATAATGATGTGATCATGGAGGTTGCTGATGAGGACCCTGTAATCACGGAATATGAAAGACGTGAGCTGCTTCTGGCCTCTGAAGTTATTAATGAGGATATTCGCAACGATATCATGCGCGAGCTGATTCATGCCGAAGGGTTTGATAATTCGAGGGCTCTGACTAAGTCTGCCTTTGAACGTATCATGGCGAAGGTCAAGACCTTTGGAAATAAGGAAACGGAGCAGGAATAGTTATTCAAAGTTGGGGTGGAAAAATGGCTGAACGCAGGATGTTCACCAAGAAGATTACGGATGATGATAATTTTATGGCGCTGTCATCGTCCGCACAAGCGCTCTATCTGCATCTGTCTATGAGTGCTGATGACGATGGGTTTTGTAACCAGGTGTCTATTTCGATGTTTAAGGCTCATGCTTCTGTGCAGGATTTGCAGGCTCTTCTTGAGAAGAGATATATATATCAGTTTGAGAATGGGGTGATCGTTATAAAGCATTGGCGAATGGCGAACGCCCTGAGGAAGGATCGGTATACGCCTACGGCGTTTCAGGAAGAGCTTGCTAAGCTGCAGCTTAAGGATAACGGCGCGTACACTTGGTTGCCAGATGGTTGCCAAGCGGTTGCCGACTGTCTGCCACAGGATAGTATAGGTAAGGATAGTATAGATAAGGATAGTGTAGGGAGTGAGCGGCAAAGCCGCTTCATTCCTCCCACACTTGAGGATGTTTCAGCGTATTGCTTGGAGCGTAAAAATAAGGTAGATCCGCAGGTCTTTATTGATTTTTATGAGAGCAAGGGCTGGATGATAGGCAGAAATAAAATGAAGAACTGGAAAGCTGCTGTCCGTACCTGGGAACGGAAGGAACAGGAATTTGGAACCGGCAGATCCGGTCGTGACGGGATTTTTAGTGAGGACTACTGGAATGACATCACAGGGAATTCAAAAACTGATTGAGCGGCTTACGACGTATTATCCGAGGGTGTATTCGGCGAATATGGTACCGGAGCGGGCTAAAGCTATGTTTGACGACTATATGAGGGCTTTTGCGCGATATGATGACGATGATGTTCTTCAGGTTGCTTATGACTGGCATTTAAAGAACAATCAGGCGTGTACTGTTGCGGACCTGATCGCTGCGCTCTATGGGATGCAGCGGATTTCATCGGATGAGTTTGATCATCCGACCAGGTGGACGAATTACTTTGAGGATGATGATGGCTATGGCTATGCCACTAATAGCAAGACAAAGGAGATCGAGTGCATTTGGAAGCCGAGATGGAGAGAAGAGCGTACTCGTGTCATTAATGGGGAAACGGTTGTCTTCCCGGAGAAGTATAAGATTCAGACGCTTCGTGAACATGGGTTGATTAAATATTAGATGAGTGGGTTTATGGAGTTTGTCGAATTTACGGTATATGGGGAGCCAAAGGCAAAGGCTCGGCCGCAGTTTACGAGAAGTGGACATGCGTATACAAAAAAGGACACGGTCCTTTATGAGAATCTTGTGAGGCTGTCTTATATAGAACAGGTTGGGGAGTATGTTTTCCCGGCTGAGGTTCCGTTGGCGGTGTCTGTTATATGCTTCTTCTCCATACCGAAGTCTACGCCGAAGCGTATGTTGGATGATATGCGTTCCGAGAGGGTGTTTCGAACGAAGAAACCGGACCTTGATAATGTCGTGAAAAGTGTTACGGATGGGCTGCTTGGGGTTGCGTATTTGGACGATAGCCAGATATGTAATTTGGTCGCAACAAAGCGATATAGCGCTAATCCAAGGGTGGAAGTGGTAATTACCCAATTAACATAGAAAAATGCCTCCACGGGCTGCATGGAGCCTTGTAGGGGTATATACAGATGGCACCTCCTGATAGCTTTAGGTTTTGTATTGGTATATCACAAGTCTGTTTTATGCGCCCTGTTTTGTCATCTGGGCGGGGCGCAGTTTTAAAAATGGTATCGCGGCCTTTATGATGCGTTGTGGCCATATGCGATATAGAGACCGAGCCGCATTAAAAACTTCAAACAAACGACCTTTGTCAATCACTTGAGATCGCCCCAAACCATAGACGCGGCTCGCTCTCTGGGGCGGTTTGTAAAACTTGTTATTATTGCTTGCAAGAACCGTCTGGCGTGGTTTTTAACGACCAGGGTTGACCGGCGCAATCTATATCGACCGGAGTCGTCCGGCGCGGCTTTTATCGACCGGAGCCTCTTAGTGACGATGGCTGTTTTATCGTCACGCTAATCTAATTTGTGGCGAGTATGCCCGCCTGGCCAGCGGGCAGAAAGCCTTATCTGTTTGTAAAGTTGGAGGGTAGTATGACGCAGCATCAGGCAATTATGGATTATATTGATGAGTTTGGCAGCATTACGCCGATTCAGGCGTTTGCGGATCTTGGTATTACGAAGTTGTCCACGAGGGTTGGCGAGCTGATCTGTCTTGGGGTGGATATTGAAAAGACGGAGGTTAAGGCGAAGAACCGTTATGGGGAGCCGACCCGGTATATGAAGTATAGCTTTCCGAAAAAGAATTGAGGCGCATCATGACGGAGAAGGGCTCGATGAGTATGGCAGAGCTGGTTAAATACTATAATTTAACCGGCAATGAGACCGCGGCGGTTCTTAATATTGCCAGAGAGATCGGTAGATTTGGCGACAGGAAATATGAGCTGCTGGATGCGGCGAGGGAGCTTCTCTGGTCCGGTGACGAAGAATAATTTAATGATGGCGTGGCGGTCGTTTGACCGCCTTTTGCCGTAGTTATATAAATAGCAGGTGTTGTTACGGTGACGGGTATGAAGAGTGAAGACAAGATTGGCTTCATGCATGGGGAGTTCGGCGCGATTGAGGGTAAATGTAAGAACTGTTCCAATTTTAAGAGATGGAAGTATGGTGATACTTACCTTAGGAAGTGCCGGGTTTATGGTATATCCCATAGTAATGCTACGGATTGGAAGGGCGGATTTCAGGCATGTGGGATGTATAACAAGAGCCCGGATGGGATAGGCAATTTGTATAAGAGAAACAGCAGGTGGCGGAAGAACGTGGCGTTTGAAGATAGGCCGCTGCGCGGGCAGATCGAATTCAAGTTTGATGGTGGAGAAGAATGAACATGCAGGTTGAAAACATTGGAAACAAACTGATAAATGAGGTCGACTTGCTGAAGCTCAAGACCGATACACTTGAGACTCGTCAGGACATGATGCTCGAAAACTTTAATGATTTGAAGAAGGTTGTTGAAGACCAAGATGATTGGATAGATGGGCTGATAGATCTCGTTGAAGAGCAGGATCGGGAAATTATGGCATCGAGGGTGGAAAATTTCATTTCCGGGATTATCATTATTGTCATTGGTGTTGCTTTGATTATTATTGCCCATAAGCTGGGGGCTGTGTATGACATATTGTGAGGTTTGTGATTTTGCGCCCGGAAGCTGCGGATTTGACCCTGCTGTCTGTGATGCTATTCAGATGTACTCGTCGGGAGGCGGTGCTGGTATGAATATTAAGGTTCTTGGGATAACGACCGAGGTGGCGGTGCATGATGGGGTATGCGGCTATACGACCGACTATTATTCAAAGGAGTTCCGGCGCTTTAAGACGAAGAAAGAGGCCGTTAGGTTTATCAAGGAATTGTGTGACAAGAATGGGATCAGATAATTGTGCGTTTAGAATGGAGGGACAATGATGAGTAAAAAGGAATATTACAATACTATTGCGGTGCCTGTTGAGAAGTCTGATGAATTTAATAAGATGATGATCGCTGCGACAGAGGATGGGTGGGATCTGGCTACTTTTAATCTTACTGAGAAGACCGGGGCTAAGGGTTCTGTGTATATGGTCGCGTTATTCAAAAAGACGGTCGAGGTAACTGAGGCGTAATTTATGGAGGATGGTTATGATGAAAGTAGAGAGGGTTAAGCCGGGTATCGTGGCAAGAAGGTGTGTCGATTGTGGCGCGATGGGGGACTTGAACAGCGTTTGTATTGAGGGCCTGTGGGATGCGGTATCGTTTGTGATCTGCGATGATTGTCTCCAATATTTGTACGATGCTATAGGAGAGCAGATTCAGGATAAGGGTGACAGATTTGTTAATGTTGTGCTTGGTGAAAAGGCGAAGCTGCCGAGCCGGGCGCATTCAGCGGATGCCGGCATGGATTTGTTCGCTCCCGAGCCGTTTGTTGTTCGCGCCCACGGCAGTGCGATCGTTGATACGCATGTTCATATGGAGATTCCTGTTGGATATGTAGGATTTTTGAAAAGTAAGTCCGGGCTGAATGTGAAGTATGGGATCACGTCCGAAGGTGTTATCGATGCGGGGTATACCGGGAGTATCGTTGTGAAGCTGTATAATCATTCTGACGGCGATTATTACTTTGATGCCGGAGATAAGATCAGTCAGATAGTATTGGTTCGGATTGGTCTGCAGCAGCCAGTATGTGTTGACGGGCTGTCGGATACTGAACGTGGCGGTGCCGGATTTGGTAGTACCGGTCGGAGGTAGGTATGTTTGCGATCAGATTTGAGAGCGGGATGTATTATGCGGGCGGTAGCGCGACTGTTGAGGATGACAATGGTGGGGTTGAGCGCGTACCATTATTGGAGATAAAGGAGCATGCCAGGACGTTTCATAGGCCCGAGGTCGCGCAGAAGATTGCAGATACTATCAATGAATATACAAGGAAAGAGTATCCGCGGGCCGAGGTCGTGGAGGTATAGGTAATGTTCGAGAATGCTTTTCTTGAAAGATGGGAGAATGCTAAGGTTAATGGGCTTGGGACGAATGAGAAGATTAAGTTCAATCCTGATCCGGAGCTGTTAGAAAAGTTTGGGTTTCGGCATATGGACGGATTTGATGATATCCCACCGCATTGGCATTGGCATAAGACGATGGTAACTGACATCACGCTTGATGTTGATTGGTATGATAGACCGTATAAAGGGGCGCAGCTTCAGATTGTTATGATAGATGAGTCGTTTCTGCAGCCGTATGACTATCAGGCGCTTATCAGGAATATGCCGTTGGAGTTTGTTCGGTATCCGTTTATCGTGTTTGAACGGGTTGAAATGGAGCTGAAGGTTCTGGCTGATGCTGGCATTATCTCTGGTCATGAGTATGGAGATTATGTATAGGGGGAGGGGATTGCCATTAAGACCCCTGTGGATGTTGTTAAAGGACGGATTATTGATTATGATGAGCGAACTGGGGAGGTTACTATAAAGGCCAGCTATTCTGACCTTTATACCATGCTGAAGCGCGGATATCGTGAGTGTAACATTCAGATGATCGATTCCAGGCCGCTCTCGGAAAAACAAAGGAAGTGCTGTTATTCTTTAATCAGGGCGATATCGGACTATACCGGTATGGGAGAGCATGCGGTTAAGGAGTGGGCTAAAATAAAGTTTATTACGGAAGATCTGCAGGAGACGGCGGATATGATGTTTTCCCTGTCAAATGCGCCGATGAGTCTTGTTTGTGCGTTTCAGCGGTGGCTTGTGAGGGTTATTGTTGAGGAAGGGATTCCGTGCAGTTTTTCGTTATTGGATTATGTGGATGATGTTGAGGATTATGTGTATGCTTGTGCGATAAAGAAGGTATGTGCTGTTTGCGGGAGACCGGCGGATCTGCACCATGTGGATGCGGTTGGTATGGGGAATGACCGGGATGAAATTGATCATCTTGGGATGCATGTTTTGCCGCTTTGCCGGGACCACCATATAGAAGCGCATAAGGTCGGGAAGTATACTTTTCGCGATAAGTATCATCTTACGGATGGTGTTGTGTTGGACAGGGCGTTATGCCGGTTATATGGCTTGAAGTATAAAAAGGATAAGAAAGAACCAGGAGGTAATTGAGAATGGGTATGAATCTTGTCGTGTTGGAGGGCCGCCTTACGAAGGATCCCGAGTTGAAGCATACGGGTGGAGATGTTGCGTTTTGCAATTTCTCTATTGCGGTCGAGCGTGACTATACGCTGCAGGCGACCGGCGAAAGGCCGACGGACTTTTTTAATGTTATAGCGTGGAGAGCCCAGGCAGAGGCGATCGCAAAGTTTTTCTGTAAGGGGAAGCTGATAATTGTGCAGGGCCAGCTCCAGACTGATAAGTATGAGTCGAATGGGGAGCAGCGGACGTCTTATCGAATCAAACTCGATAAGTTTTCGTTTGGCGGAGATAAGAGAAAGCCGGATGATGCTGGTGACGGTGATTTTAATCAGGATCGGCCCGAGGATCAGCCGATGTATACTGGATATTCAAAGCTTGAAGATGACGAAGATGTTCCGTTTTAATGTAGATTTCATCTTGTGTGCCTGTTAACTATATGATAAAATAGTTTACGCAAATGTAAAGGTGATGGTTTGTGAATGGTAAGTATAACATTGACAAGGTAAAGGCTTGGCTTTCTGGGTTTAGGGACAATGAGCGCGATGTCGATGATCAGTTTGAACGCCTTGAAAGATTGAAGGCGAGGCTTGAGAGTTGTAGTGCGCCGGAAATAACGGATATGCCTCGATCGCCCGGGTTCGCCACGGATAAGATGTCCATGATGCTTGCCAGAAAGGTTGATCTGGAAAGTTCTCTTAATAATTATGTTGAGAGGCAGCGTGAGTATTTGCGCCGGATCGAATATATGGTTGAGAGGCTGCCAAAGTCCGTGGAGCGGACGGTGATCCGTCTTCGGTATGAAGATGGTATGCCCTGGGCGGACATCAGCTTTACCCTCTATGGGGATAGTGAGGACTATCTGGAGCGTGAGAGCACATATCTTCGCAAGGTGTATAATTTGCACGGCGATGCGTTATATGATATGGCAGTGTACTTTTCGGAGTCTGGGGATCCTGAGGTAGCCTTCTTTGCGGAATTTGTTCCGCGGTATAGATATAATCGCAGTTAGAAACGGTTCAGTTTTGCCTCTGGACTGCCTTCCTTAGAAAAAGACATGGCTTTAATCGGCCGTGTCTTTTTTATTTGTGTAATTATATTTTAGTTAAAATTGTTTACAAAACGATAAATGTACGGTAGAATATATGTGGGCGGTGGTTTGCCCTGGAAGGAGGTGACAGGATATGGCGAGCAGAGTGGTTGATCTGTTAAAGGCTCATGGCGCGACGAACATCGATGGCTATGTGCTGATCAACAATGATGGCTATACGTTCGAAAAGGACGGCGTTAGATATGACGCCCGGTTCTGGCGGAACTGCTATGGCGCTGAGGTTTATCGCTGGGGCGTCTTCCCGAAGTGGAAGGAGCTTGAGGATGAACTGAATGAGATCGGGGAGGAATAGGTAGTGTATAGATTTGGAAAGGCAACCGGTCCGGGCAAGACTGCCGGCGGCAGATATTATGTCACGGTCGTAGATGAGTATGGTACTGGGTATCTGAATCATTATGATGAGAAAGCTGGTGACTGGGTGGTGCGCATTTTCGCCACCGAAGAGGAGGCGCGGCGTGCGATCAAGGAGTTCAATGAGTTTAGTTGGGAAGATTAGGGGCGCGGTATGACGGACAAGGATAAGGAACTTCTTAAAGGGCTTTTGGATGTGCTTAATCGGCTCGTAGAAGCGGGTACGATCTCTTTTGGGAAGTATAGTATTGTTGTTGATCTTCTTGGGCTTGGAAAGCTGAAATAGGGGGTTTGAATGAGAACATTTGCTGTTTGGTATAGGTATGGCGGAGAAGAGGATTATGTTATTGTGAGTGCGTGGGATTTTGGGGATGCTGCTGCGGAGTTTCGTGCGAACTATGATGGGGGTATTGTTGATATTCGCGAGGTTTCCGGTAGTGAGAGAAGTCTTGCGTGGTGTTAGGCCAAAGGGATAGATGAATGCGTATTAAGATGGATTATGACAGGGCGGCTGCGGAACAGGTGTTTGCTGATTATGGGGCAACGATTAAATGCTTCGATGAGCTGTCGTTTGGTGGCGGGTGCTTGTGCTGGTTTGAAAAAGACGGCGTAGGGTATCGTGCGACTTATAATGGTAATATTATTGGGCTTGGCGCGTACTCTTGGACCGTGGATTTTTGTGACTGGCGTTGGCTTAGGGGTGTTCGTGGAGACTATGTGTTTATGAATGAGATCGAGGATGCTCTTGATGCCCGGGCAAGAGTGGCTGCTGGCTAAAAAAAGTTATTATAATGTTAAAAAAATATACACAAAGATAATTTTGTGCGGTATAATATATATGGGGCGTGGGTGAGCGCCCGAAGGAGGTTTGATCTTGACAGTCAAAGAAATGCTTAAGAAGGTCAAGACTCACAATGAGCTTGCTTATGAGATGGGTTTTGGCAAAAAGAGTTTCGCGGTGCTCAAGGTGCGTAACCGGTTTTGCGAGTTGGACAATACGCTTTGCAGCGATTATAAGTCGTTCAAAGCGAATGTCAATTATGAGTATGTCCGTGAGGCTGCGGATGCGATCCTGAAGTATGACGGGTATGAATTTAATGAAGTGGCCACGGTTCCGTTTGTGGACATGCTCGGTTCGCCCGACACGGTTGAGTTCGGCTTCTATGTGGAATTGGTCTGAGGGGGTGGTTGTGTGCGTATTAATGAGTTGCTTGGTAAAGTTAAGCGTTATAATGACGCTGCTGGTGATCTCGGGCTTGGTCGGTCTGTTAAGCTTGTTGCGAGAGATCTTCTTGATGGTGATCTTGATGGTTTAGAGTTTTCTGACTACAAGAGGTTTAGGGAATACCTTGAAAGTGTGTACAATCTCGGTGTTGTGAATGCGATCATGAATTATGCCGGTTATGAGATCAATAAGGTTTCCGAGGTTGTTTGGGACAGTGGCTTCGGGGATAAGTATGCTTTTCTGATTGGCTTCTTTGTGGTTGAAGAGGTTGTTAGATAGGGGGCCTATGACAGTTAAGTTTCTGAATGGCACGGATTATGCGAACATTTATGGTGTGTATGATGAGGGGGTTCTTGTCGGCACTATAGAGGTGAAAATCGCCGGTTGTCTTTGTGGAAGATCGTATGCCGGCGTATGGAAGCCAGGATATACAAAGAGGATGATCAGGGCGGCATATATTGAGTGGAAGCGCTGTGGTGGTGTTTAGTAGGGGGTTGCGGTGTGAGAAGAGCGGAATGGACAAAAGGGATGAAGAGCCACGGGAGATATGACATTCATCTTCGTTATAGTGGGGAGACGTACTATCGCGTGGTTTATGAGGATTCTGATGGCAGGTTTTGGATCGACTTTTATAAACAGAAGGTTGAGGTAGAAAAGCCGCATGATTATTATAGAACGGTCGAGGCGTATTAGTGCCTTGTATGGGCGGTTTGCAGTAGTTCGCAGTAAAGTGCACTAAAACGCACTTGCGGCACATCAGGCGGTCGTGTATTTTATAAGATAGGATAAGTGGGATAGAATGCCCAAATTGGGTATTGATGCTGAACCGACCGCCAGTATGGTCGGTTTTATATATTATTTTAACGGTGTAATATGGCCATGCGCGAGAGTGATGCTGTAAAGGCGTATCGAAAAAAAAGATATGAAAGGCTGCTGGGTCGTGTTTCGGCAGTCAACTTCGATGCGGAAGATGATCTTATTTGGGCGACGACGGATAATGGCAAGCATTATGCGATGGACCCGGACGGAGATGTTTTAAAGGGTCCCCCTGGGATGAAGGGGAAAAACATTACGGATGTCAAGCGTAATGCCGAGAAGAAGTCAAAGGATCGTGCGAAGAAAGAGGTTAGGAGGACGGGCAGGCTTTCGGAGTCTGTATCAAAGGCGGAGAAGCGGCTGAAGAGTGGAAAGTCTTTTAGCAAAGAGCTGGAGAATGTGACGCGGAAGACTATGGATGCGGCCAGTAAGTATTATGACCGTGGAGAAGAGTCTGTTAAGCAGCGGATGGATCTGAGGCTTTATTCGAATCATACGTATGAGCATATTGAGATGGTGGCGCATAAGGCTGCTGAGGCCGCGGATGTAATTGAGCAGGCTGATCTTGGTCCGTTTTATAAGGATATTGACCGGCATGAACTTCATGCGGCGGCCCTTATGCATGATACTGGAATGGACGGGGACTCAAAGGAGTATGCGTCTGATGCGTCCGGGGATAATGCATGCAGAAAAGACCATCCGATTAATTCTGCGATTCATGTTCTTGAGAACCGGGAGGCGCTGCAGGAAGCCGGACTTGATCCGGATAGGGTTGCGCTTGATGTGCTGGCGCATAGCAAGAGTACGTCTGGAATCAGGCACTTGACGAATGAAAAGGAGTGGGGCGTTGCCCTTAGACGGCTGGAAGACCGGGTTAATGAGTATAATGAGAGCGTTTCTGAGGAGGATAGGATTCACTTTGATGTAAGCAATTGGAGTGATGGGTCCAAGGATGCCGATGGCAATTATATCATTACGGATAAAAAGGCACTTGGAAGCAGTGCTGCTACGGCGGCGGCCTTGAGGCTTGGGGATGCCAACCGTGATGGATCAGAGAAGCCGTCTACACAGGGCGGGTGTTTTGTGGAGATTGATTGGGATAGTTATGATCCGTCTGCTAAAAGTGCTGAGGAGGAAAGAGTTTCCTCGCGAGTATCGTTTACAGATAAGGATGGGACACGATATAATCTTGGTGATGGACATATATCACGCAGCGCGAAGAGCGAGGTTTTTAGCAAGGGCATTCATATAGGAGAAAACAACATTTCTTCGATCAAGACTACACTTCGCGGTGGGCAGGTAACAGAAGAGTTTGAGATTAAAGATCCGACCAAGTTTCCTTATCTGACCGGTGAGGCAATTGTTGAGAGAATTGGGGAGTTGAATACGATTGACGGAATTCCGTCAAAGTGCGTTATCAAGGTTCCTGGGATAAGCAGTGGGTCTTCGGCGGCGAAGGCCTGCATGGAGAAGGTCGGTGCTGCGTGGTCTGGAGAGAATGCCGGACGGCGTGATAGACATGTCGATATTATTTGGGAGTTTGATGGTGACTAAGGAAAACGTATCAAAGCTTGATAATGGTCTTGTTGAGGTGGCTTTTATGTATAAGGGCGTCTGGGATGATGCCGGAATGCATAAGGTATTTGAGCGGGTCGTAATGAGTGACGTGTGGCGCGTTGGAAGGGTCCGTGTGACGGAGCTCGACGATTATGATGCGCCGATAGACAGGAATGTTTCTTATGAGTCGCGCGTGGCCGTGAAGGACGATATGGACAGGATCTCCGACATTCAGATCGAGGGGTTTGTTGTTCATGGGAAGTATGGGAATACGGACGTGATGTTGATTGCAAGCTGCTATGGGCAGGATAACCTGCGCGTGGTCGCGCCACCGGGATTCGATGCAGAGGGGTTCCTGAATAAACTCGGGATTAGTTAGTCATAGATATAGCGGATAATTTTGTTGGCGCTTCGTCGGGGGACGGGGCGCTTTTCTATTGGAGGTCAAGATGGAGCTTGTAAAGATTGCGGTCAATGAGATCGTGCCGTACGAGAATAATCCGAGGCTGAACGACCAGGCGGTAAGTGCTGTGGTGGAAAGTATTCGGCAGTGCGGTTATGTTGCACCGATCATCGTTGATGAGGATTATGTCATTCTTGCCGGACATACGCGTTTAAAGGCCGCTATGAAGCTTGGCTTTGAGACGGTTGATTGCGTTGTTGTAAAAGGGCTGGATGAAGAGCAGAAGCGTAAGTTCAGGATTCTGGACAATAAGATCCATGAACTGTCCAATTGGGATGTAGATATGCTCAGGGAGGAACTTGAGGATATCAATCTGAATGGAATCGCGTGGTTTGATGATCTGCTGAATCCGGATGTTGCTGATCTGAACGATCAGAGCGAACCGGATATCGAGGAGGAAGAGGAAGAAACTGTTGTGTGTCCGCGCTGCGGAGCAGTTGTGGATGGCCCGGACATGTATGTGGAGGAAGAGTAATGGAACTGAAGAAAGTAAGAGTAAGCTCTATCCACCCATATGAAAAGAATCCTCGGAAGAATGACGGGGCGGCGAAAGAGCTTGCGAAGAGTATAAAAGAGTGCGGCTATTGTAATCCGATTATTGTAGATGAGAATATGGTGATCCTCGCCGGGCATACGAGGCTTAAGGCCCTGAAGCTGCTTAACTGGCAGGAGTGTGATGTGATCGTCCGCGAGGGGTTGACCGAAGAGCAGAAAAAGAAGTACCGGCTGTATGATAATAAAACCGGTGAATTCGCGGAATGGGATATCGATCTGTTGATTCAGGAGATGGAGGATCTGGACTTCTCCGCGTTTAATATTGACT